CCGGAAGTGCTAGCGCAATATCTTGCTGTAAACTACCAGTGCGGCCCATAGCCACTTCAACAATAAATTCTCGAGCTCTCATCTGCCATATCCTTTAAATCCGTTTACTGGACTAGTTATATTAGTATCTGGTGCTTCGGAAGAATTTTTAGTAGTGATGTGTGTACCTTTCACTCCCAATGTTTTAGCAGTGGCATTTATAATATCAGCATCTGCTTGTGTATATGCTACTGTAACAAATTTTTGTCCAGTTGGACCTTGTCTTGCCATTTTAAATTCGGGTTCCCCGGCAGCGGCCACCATAAAACGCCACATCATGTAAGGATTACTATTATCTAAACCGTCAAACTTTTCCATATCTGGAATAGCAGTCTGTTCATCTGGTGTAAGTGTTTCGTTAGCATCTTCAACAATAAATTCTCGAGCTCTCATCGGCCATATCCTTTAAACCCTTTTACTGGACTAACGCGATGGATGTCATCTGGCTCTACAGAATCACGGTTGCTCATCCTTGTAGGTTTAAATCCAAGCATTTTAGCTGTGTCATGCAGTATGTTTTCGTCTTCTTTGCTGTAGGCCACGGTTGTTAATTTTTGCCCTGTTGGGCCTTCAAGTGGTAATTTATGTCCGTTGCCTTTACCATCACGGGCGCCTACTGCTACCATATATCGCCACATGTGATATGGATTAGAGTTATCTAAATCCATGTACTTTTCTGCACCTGGAATTGCTGCCTGATGGTCTTTATTAAAATTAGATTCTGTGACAAATTCGCGAGCTCTCATCTGCCGTAGCCTTTGAATGCCTTGACTGGGCTAACTTTATGTGTGCCTTCTGGTTCTCGACTACGATGGTCTGAAACAACATGATGATGGTCTGCGCCCAGAGTTTTCATTGCGCCTACTACCATATTATCTTCTTCTTTGGTGTATGGATGAGCTGTGTTATATTTTTCAACCCAGCTGTTGGGATCCATTTTGTCTTTGGGGATAGCTTTTTTATCTTTACCGTCATGACAGGCAAGTGCCATCATCATGCGATTTAAATGGTTGGTGCGATCGTAACCGCCGTTGTCTCGAACGCGACGAGCCGTTGGCATTACTGCTTCTTGCTCAGGATGTAGCTTGCCTTCTTTTTCTTCGGCAATAAACTCTCGAGCCCGCATAGTTAGGTACCTGCGGTGTTAAATACGCTGTATTGTGCTGAACTTTGTGTGCCTAATGCTCTAGCTGTAAATGTAGTGCCTGTAATAATAAGATAATTGCCAGCACCTACATAAATGTCTCGCACTGTTCCATTAGGAACCGCAACTACATTAGCATACAAGTTGCCCACAGCTGCGGAATTGCCCAGGGCGGTAGCATAAATTTGATAGGTAACATCTGCACTGTTTGAATCTATTTCTGCTTTGTCCGTGGTCCATAATACATTGCCAGCGGCGTTGATAACTTGTGTGCTCATTTTGATTAACCTTTGTAATTTTTCCAGGTCTTGAACAAACTACGCTCAAGTTTAACATTCTCTTCCATGCTAACTTGACGGCGAGCCTGCATATTAGGAATACCACCGCCAACTGTGGTCGTTTGACCGGTTGACTTAGGACCATTTAATCCACCTGAATATTGGAATGCATTATCAGACTTTTCTGTGTCAGTTGGCCAATCTGGATTATTCAATGTTTCGTCAGTGTCACCATAGGCTTCGTCGACTTCTTCACAACTACATGGTGTAGTACCACAACCGCAACCTTGATCTTGACCTTGACCGGATAATCCAGCCATCTTCAATAACTGCATTAACATGTCGGCTTCTGGACCAGATGCTGTTACTGTAATAGTTTTGCCTTCTTGTTCGTGTTCAGTAACTGTTTCTGTAACATCAATAGATTCGGTGATCATTTTTTCAACTGAATTATTAAAACTTTCGTAAACGCCTTTACCAAACTGCATACCTTTGCTGGCCTTAGGAGCCGAGTTACCTACTGTAGCTACTGATCCGGATGTTGTTGTTTCTTCAACTTTTTCTTCTTCAGCTTTAACTTTTTTTGGTAAGCTGGACATTTTCTTTCCAGTATCGGCTTTGTTAAATTCTTTGGCAACAGATTGCTTAACGCCAACTTTCTTGGCAAATTTAGGATCGTGTGCGGCACCGGCCATCATACGGGCTTGTGCTTGGCTCTTTGAACGTTCATCAAGTTCTGTTTCTGGCTTGCTAACTTTGTAACCATGCTTCTTAAGTAACGCAATAGCTGCTTCGCACTCATCTAACTCTTCATGAGCTTCGGCTACTTCTTTAACTTTTTTAACACGCTTGCCATCAACAACATCATACTTGTGACTGCCTTTGGTTACACGCTCTGAATCTTTTGGTGCAGCAGATTGTGGGCGGCCTTTTTTCTTTGGGCTAGCATACTTGCTAGCTTGTTTATCTTTACTGTCGTCTCTATCTTCTTCGTCATCTTCGTGCTTACGAGTATAACGCTTACTATAACCAGTGTCCTTGACATCATGACGAGGATGTGGGTCTTTTTCTTTTTCAATCTTAGAAATAACTTCTGGATCAAATGCTGTGCCTTTACTGCGTGGCTCTTTCTTTTCTTCAATGTCACTAGTGTCTTTAAATGATTTGTTGCCTAATTTAAATTTGCCACCGTGTGGTGTAGATTTTAATTTGCCTGTAAATGCATTACCTTCGTCGGCAACTGTTTGTTTGCCTTTGCCGATGGCAGCTTTCATTGCCTCTGCGGCAACATCGCCTAACATTTCGTCAACTTCTTTTTTGGCGCCGGCAATTTTGTCAGCGAATGTAATTTTATCTGTAGGGGGAGCCAACTTGGCAAATTTCTTTTGCTTAGGAGTCATACCAGCCGACTGGCGTTGGGCCGCATCACTCATGTGTGCAACTTCACCGCGTGGGTCAACTGGCTTACCTGTCTTGGACTTAGGGAGACCTGTCCATGGCGTTTCTTCACTCCATTCATCTGTAGCTTCATTGGCAACGTTCTTGGCAAACTGTGCCATGTGACGTAGTTTAGGATTCTTGCTGTGTGTTGCCTTGGCAATCTTTGCCTTAGGAATAGTTTTGTCTTGAGCCACATGGAGTGCCTTGTGTAAGCCACCTTTGTTAGCAGGATTAACTGCGCCCTGGATCCACTTTTCGCTTTCGGCTACTTTTGATTCGTGCAGGTCTTGTTTGGCAGCTAGTGCCGCTAGTTTTTCGTTGAGGTTGTAAAAAAATGTCATTCTATTATCCCTTTGGGTTCGCGCCAGTGGCTGGCTTTGGCTTACGGTGCATCTTGGTCATTGGGCTTGTATCGCCCATTGGCAAATCATTTGTGGTTTGTGCTTTAGGTGTCTTGCCGCCGGCTACAGTAAAGTCACTGCGATATGCATTTTTTAACACAGCATGGTCATTGGGCTCTGCTGAATAATCTTTGTATAGGGCTTTTTGTTTAGCATCAGGTGCAGGAAAATCTGTGTCTGTTAATAAATTTTTATTTTCTGCTTCGACTTTTTCTTTTTCGTCAATCATGCTGTCTTCGTAAGGCACGGTCAACATACGCACACGGTTAGGATCGATGCCCAATAACTGTACTAACTGTTGAATCTGTGGCTCAATAGCCGGATAGCGAAACTCCACATCAACATGAGTAACCCGGTCATTTTCGTGAGCAGGAAAATCTGCTGGCTTCATTTGTACTGGTGTTGTTTTTGGCGCAGAAATCTTAACAATATCAAATTGTTTTAATTTATCCTCTAACTCTTTTAAAAAGGTAGGATGTGTATCACCTACAAATTTAATGCGATAATTGTAGGTTCTTTCTGATTCTGCGAGGTAGTGTTGAAAATTTTTCATTAGTTTATTTCCCTATATGATATTTATGCTTAGTTTGTCTTTTGATCTCTATTGCCGATCAAGCGTTCTAACAAATCGTTACGGCTTAGTATCTGTCCGTGTGCTTGTTCTACGGCTTCTGCTGGAGCATTACGGGCTTGATCTTGGTCCATTTTTAACTTTTTAAGTTGTAGATCAACCATTTTTAATTTCTTGTTTAACTTGGCAGTTTTTGCTGTTAGGGCATGTCCAAGCATACTGCTGGCTACTGCAAATATCTCGCTGGCATATCTTGAATCTACATTCATACCAAGATTCATAAGATCGTCAAAAGTTTCTTGTGCTTTTGCTGCCAAATCATCCATTTCTTGATCACTGGCATCTAATCCACGCACACCCGGCAGTGCCGCATCAATTTTATCAATTGTGGCATCAATTTCGGCCAACTGAATACGGGTTTCTGTGACAGTCTTGGGTTCTTCTGAGGTGGGTTGCTCTAATTCGTCAAAGCCGAAGAGCGATTCTAATTTACGGGTCATGCAGATATTTACCGCTTTTTGGACCTACCTTGTCTAAAGATATCATCTTCGGTAATTATTCTAAATACAAGTCCGTTTGCCTTGCACCACTTCTGGGCGGCCGCCCACTTGGCGTAGTTGATTGCAACTACCGCACGATCTCTTGAATTCATTTTGTCTTCAATAATGCTTTGACTTTTTGGTTTAATTTCAATTAATTCAGCTCGGGTACTATTATTTGGGCCGCGATAAGTTACTATAAAATCTGGAACATAGGTAGTCATTTTACCTGTTAATGGATGACGATAAGGAATGCGTACTGGCTCTGATGCCCACTGGATTATGTTTTCGTTCTTATCGCAAAATTGCATGAATGCCCACTCCCATGAACTACGATATCGAGGCACGCCGCGTCCTACATATTTTTGAGAGTTTACTACTGTGTACGGCCCTTGTGCAAAGTTAGCCATATATTAAATCCTAATATTGTGAGCAATATAATAATTAGGTTGGGTTGGGACATTTACACCTAGTAGTGTGCTGGCACTACGAACTCCGTTTAAGAAATAGGCCAAGGTGGCTGTAATTTCTGGTCCATTTTTTCCTTGAAATTGTTGTAACAAAGTCATTACTGGAATATTTGATTGTTGTGCAACTCTAAATACTGCTACTGTAAAATTTCCGGCAGCTGTAGCTGTTCCAAATACTGACTTAAAATAACTAAGCACAGCATCATACTCATCTGCAGCTACCGATTGTTGATATCCGTAAAACTTATCAACTATCTGTACAGTTTGATCTATTTTATTATTAATAGCATTTACTGAGCCCATGATTATACTCCTAAGTAGTCTGGTGAGCCTGGATCACTTTGACTATTCGTGGCTCCAGCGAAATCGGGCTGGCTAGCAGGATTTGGCTGAGTTATTGATCCTTCTGGCACTGGAAAAATAGCGCCGCCGGCGGCATTTTGTACTTGTTGTGCAGCCTGCGGAGTTCCTCCAGCAAGTGCTGGTGCTAGCCCGGCTAGTAATCCCTGTGTTAATGCTCCGGAGCCTGCAAGGCCTGCACCCAATGCGGCTCCTAACATAGGAACTAGACCTTGGCCAACAGCACCAAGTACATTCTGTAAAGTATTTTTTCCAACAGCCAGTGCTTGTAAATCTTGCACCATACCATTTGGCACCGATACTAGTGTACCACTTTGCACCACTTGGTCTGTACTACCTGGCGGTGCAATTGGACTTCTAGTAGTATCGTAATGTGCCGGATCTGCAAATCCTGGAACTGTAGCACTAGGGGTTGCGCCGCCAATATCACCCGAATAATATTTTACAGTCTCGTATCTAATAGTCATAGTATTAGTCATCACTTGACCACCTTGACTGTAATCATAGGTGTCGTGTGTCCAACTAGTAATCAATGGGTTAATCATAGTGTACTGGGCAAATGTTTTTTGACTCATACCATAAATTGTTATGTCATTAAAGAACGGAGCTTGGCCACTAGCGGGACCAGTTAGTAATGAACTAGCAAGACTCGACAGTGTAGGATTAGTATATCCTTGTCCGCTAAGTCCCCAGTGTTCCACTGGCCTGTTGGGCGCATATAAATCACTTACATTATAATTGCCACCAATAACAGGTATCGGTGTACTTAAAACGCCAAGTGTTCCAGACTGTGCAGGAGTGTCACCGTATTGGTAAGTAGGATCGCTATAATAATATTGATAGTATTGATACCACATATTACGAATCAAATCACTGTTGTCATCATTGAATACAATCTGTGATGGCTGATAATTGATTTTTGTCTGTACCAGGCGTTTACGATTGTACTGATTTAATGTCTGGACATCTATCTCGTAGCTAGGCAACTGTGCCGTTTTAACAAGATAACCTACAGTTGATAATGGTGAGCTGCCAGAAAATAGATTTTTTAATGCTGGTATATTTAAATTGACATTAAAATACACATAGAATAAAAACTTAAAGCGAGGTAGGAGATTATAGTTTCCATCAACAAATGTTTTGGAAGCGTGTGTGTAATCTCGTGGACCTGGCCCTGGAGATGCTCCCGGGGTTGCTCCGGGCTGAAATGCCTGGTAACTTGGTTGAACTGACATGAGCTAAATCTTAGCCAGTAGATATTGGCTGACCTTGAGCGCCTTGTCCTGGAACACTAGCAGTAGATATTGATCCAACTCCGTTAACTGCTTGTTCTGCATTGTCATATCTAATAGTCAT